GCAGGTACTAAAGCAAATGCAGCCTCTAAGTCAGTTAATAACTGAGCAAAAGTAGGAGCTGGTGTCATAGCGTAAGGAATAACAGCTATATCTCCTGCAAGTTGTACTTCGTAACCATCACACAAAGATAGTGGGTTAGCAGGAAGTAAAGAGCTATCACCTTGCCATCTCAAAGTCTCAATAGATCCATTGATAGAGTTAGCCATCTCACTCCAGTAGAAGTTCATAAAGTTAGCTACAGTGAAATCACCGTTTGAACCTTGAGCCATTTGTAAAGATACAAAAGACTGCTCTAATTCAAACTGACAAATCTGAGCCATTGCAGATAAAGCACATACACTCATAATCTTTGCAGATAAAGTATCTGTAGGTGCAGTAAAAGCACAGTTAGAAGCCTGTAGGATGTTACCAAAAGTAACAGCTCCTAGAGCTACTTCAAATTTCACTGATGGTAAAGTACGAAAGTTATCTACGATATCAGATGATCCTAAATAAGCCTGTGCATAGAATGCCTCAGCATTAGGTGTTAATTGAGCATTAGCTCCATTGTTTAAGTCAAATCTTAGTTTTCTCATTTTGTTGTTATTTGTTATTGTTAAATTTAATAAAGTTACTTAGTCTTTGTTGTACGCTTAAAGCTACAACCTCTTCTACCACATCCTCTTCACTATCTACAGATAAAGCCTCTTCTAATTGAGCTTTCAAATCTGCTATCATAGCTACTATATTATTTACTTCTGCATCTAGTGCAGGCTTAACTATTGCTAGTATTGCCTCAGCATCTAATACAGGATCTACAGCCATAGTCTCTTCCTCTACTACTTCCTCCTCTTCTACTACTGTATCTTCTAGGGCTACCTCTTCTGAGGCCTCCACTACTTCAGCATCTCTTATCTCAGTAATCTCTCCATCTTTTACGATATAGATTTTACCTTCGATAGTGTGCTCTCCATCAGGTAATTTGTTCATATTTATTTTGGTTTTTAATTGTGTTTCTGCTTTTAATTTCATACCTAAATATCCCTCTATTGAGAAACCTACCTGATCATTATCTACCAAATGGTTATAGTACTCCTGATCAGTTACCTGTGCTGTTACCATTAAGGTACCTGTAGGTACTTCTATACCAAATGATGAGTAAGCTTTATCTTTAAGGGGGTTATCTACTATCCATGCTTCAAGTACATAAGCTGGCACAGTCTCAGTAGTATCATGCTCTAGATTAAACAGATCCTTATTAGACATATCCTTCATGAACTTAGAATGTATCTTCTCTATCTCTTCCTTAGTAAACTTAACATAGTACTCTTTGCCATCCTCATCATCTTTACGATAGATCTCCATAGGTATAAGAGCAGGTGCTACAATACGATACTTAACATTATCTTTGAATATCATTTGCTTAGCCTGAGAATTGAAAGCCATACCCATTACTTTGATAGCAGGAGTGGATGTAAAAGCTATTTGTTCTATCCCTAAATCCTCCCCATTTTCAGAGTATTCAGGATCAATAGTAATTTTGTAAATAGGTAAATTATCTTTTGCCATACCTATATTATATTATTTGTATATTTGTAAAAAAAATTAACTATGATAACTATTTTAGGAAGGGATATCCCTAACACATTAGACGAACTGACCATTGATCAGTTTGAAATAATAACAGAGCTAAGTGCTAATAGCACAATAGATCCTGTAGACAAGTACCTGCAAATCTTTGGAAGCTTAGGCTTAGAGGAAAGCTTATTCTATGATGTAGATATAGCTGATTTTATTGAGTTTACTCAAAAGTTCAATGATCTACCTACCATTGATTATCCTACTGTTAGTGAGATAGAGTTAGCAGGTTACAGCTATACTGCAGAGATGAAGCTCACAGTAAGAGATACTAAGCTTGTTGAGAAGATAGCCATTGCTAAGCCTAAGGGATATATCTCTGAGATACTTGCTATCATGTTTAAGAGGGATGATCTTACAAATGCTGAGCACTATGCAGATGCTCACTTGAAATTGAAAGCTAAATTAATTAAAGAACTTAAGGCTAACATAGCTATCCCTTACTTATTGTTTATAGCTAAAAAGATATCTAAACAAGTAGAGAAAGTAGAAGATGTTGCCGAAGTCGTGGAGTGATGTAACACTTGAGCAGTTTATTGAGATTAGTGCTATTGAGAAATCATTAGGCTCCTCCCATTACAATGCTGAAACAATATCCATTGTTACAGATATATCTATAGATGAGGTAGATGAGATGGATATAGATGAGCTAACTAAATTGGTAGCTAAGTATAAGTGGGTAAACTCACAGCCATCTAAACAATATAAGCATGAGCTCCTAGGTATGAAGATAAAGCCCTTGTCTAAGCTGTGCCTCTTTGAGTATATTGATATAGACTATTATTTCAATGATAACTACCTGACTAACCTAGATAAAATTTGTGCTATCCTATACAGGCAGTCTAAGGTTAATGAATGGGGTGAAGTAGTGCTAGAGCCTTATGAGTATGATCTCAATACTAGAGCTGAGAAATTTTTAGATCTACCAATCACTGAGGTGTATGGTGTTATCAATGAGTTTCTAAAGTTTAGGGAGAACTTTCTAAAGGTTTATGCTAATTTATTCGGTGAAGCAGATGATGAGCTCACACCTGAGGAGTTAGCTGCCTTAGATCCTGATGAGATAAAAGAGGTGGACCAGGAGAAAAAAAATACTAAGTGGTCATGGGAGCACATGATCTACGGTCTCACAAATGGGGATATAACTAAAACTGAAGCTGTAGGAGCTCTACCCCTTACCTATGTATTCAATGTGCTAGGGATGAAAAAAGAATTAGACATCTAAGGGGAAGCCTTGCACAAATTCAGGTGGTGAATAAAGGGCCTCGAAAGTATACACTAATTTTTGTTGCCTTTCTAATACCTCAACAGCTTCTACTAGTGGATATTTTTTAGTAAGCCATTCAGTATATTGAGCATATATTTCAGCAGTGATACCTTTGCTAGCAAGCTCATCAGTAAATTGTGCTACGAAATCTCTAGGAGTGATCACTCCACCATTCCATAGATAAGCTCCATTGTTTAAGAATATAAAATAATAAGCTGCTACTATTTGTATTTCTAATTTTTGGAAGCCTGTTATCTTTGCATTAATTCTTATAGAACTTACAAGTGTACCCTCACCATCTACTACCTCAGCATCTACTATACGCTTAAGTATATTAGCCATCCTTCTCCTAGTAGGATAGAGCACATTAAATTCTCCGGTGTTAGCATATCTTGCCATCTTAGTAAGTCATTAAGTTAAGCCTTGTCACTGTACCATCTTCTAATAGAGTTGAGCATTGTATTGCTGCTATAAGGTAGTATGCATTAGCAAGTGTATAAGTTACGTTGGTCATAGCTCCACTAGATGCATCTGTAGCAATAGGGTTAGTAGGTAGGTAACATTGAATTGAACTATTAGTAATGTAGAGATCTCTAGATACTCTTTGCATAAGTCCTGAGCCTGTCATATTTTGACCTTGAGCTATCTGAGTAGCACCTACTAAACTATTGGTAGTGTTAATATAGAAACGTACATTGACTGTACCTGAGCCTCCAATCTTACGAACTTGAGACCTTAGCTGTAGGACTTGAGTAGCTACTAATGTATTAGCAGGTATAAGGATAGATGCACTGATAGTATTAGTGGTAGAATTGTTTACTAATATCCCTGCACTATTGCCTACTGTAGTATAAGGGCTTGCACCTGATATAGTAATATTACCACTACCTACTAATGAGTTTCCATTAACTGTCTTTATATTTGTGCCTGATACTAGAGTAGCCTGCTTAGCATTCAATGCAGTTTGTAAATCAGTTTGACTAGATAGAGTTCCTGTGATACCTCCCCATACAGCACCACCACCACTTGCACCTGCAATTATCTGAGCTCCTGTGATAGTGTTATTAACTTCCACCCCACCTATGATAGAGGTGCAGTCTAGTAAATCAGTTGGCTGTAAATCGCCTATATGTGCTGGAGCTGTTTGCCTCCAATTACCCCACCATCCCATAGTTTATATTGTTGCGTTTTCCCAAGCTTCTATTACATTGAGTGTATCATGATTGCCACCTAATGTTACCACTAAATCCTCCATATAATTCTTAGAGTTAGCAGCATCACCACCCTGAGCTTCTAAGATATCATACATTAGACACTTAGAGTGATTAGGATTAACACCATAGTATTGAGCTATGCCAATGAGTAGGCTACTATTATCGTAACCTGTTACTCCTAAATTTGTTGCTATTTGTTGTAGTGTATTATT